CCGCTGACATAGACGGCATCCGACAGATCGTGCCGACGCCCGGCCACCTGTGGCTGCGTCCCGCCGTGCTCCCGCCAGTTCCAGAACGACAGGGAGGCCATGATTGCCAAGCCCTCGTCCTGTTCCATGACGGGGTGCGTATCGCTCAGCCCGCCGCCGCTGGCGAAGCGGACGAGGCCCATCAGGTCGGGATACTCCACGTCCTGCACCGTCCCGTCCGGCATCGTCTGCTTGCGCTTGATGGTCGGTCGCATTGAGACCGTTTTGCCGTCGCTATCCTTCATGACACGGACAGGGATCGCAACGTGAAGACCGGACAATGCCGCCTCCATCGCGGCCCGCAATTCTTCCTCGCGGTCATAGAGAATGTTTTGATCCATACCCGTGCTCCTTATTAGGCAGTAATCTCAACGGTCAGGGGCGGACGGTTGAAGGCGTCCGATATTTCCTGCGGGACCGTGCTCAGGCCAGACAGCGGCTTGGATCCGAAAGAAGTCGGAAAGCCGAAATACAACTGCCATTCGGATCCCAGGTTGTAGAATGTGGGATATTCGTTCGTTGCGTCGTGGCCGAACAGGAATAAAGCGCCACCGCGTCCAATCTGAAGATACTCGTACTGCTCAAGTATGTTGACGCCCGGCACGAGAGAGATGCCGCAGACGATAGGAGTTCCTTGCCCGTCCCCGATGTCCAAGGTCCAAGTGCCAGCCTCGTCGTTCCACTGAATGCGCAACCGATAGTCTGTGCCATTCAGATTGATTAAGAACGACTGATTTTGCGCGGGAGTGATCGGTATCCGCGCTAGGGGGACGGAATAGGTCACGGTTGCCTCGCTAGATCTTAAAGGGCTGGACGTTGCTGAACGCATTCGGGTTATAGCGGCCGAACAAGCCGGGGTTGCCGCCCAAGCTGCTCGGGTCCGAATTCGATACGACGGGCGGGAGCGATGAGTTGTCGAAGGACCCCTCACCTTCCACCATCAGGTCGCCCACGGTGCCGGATGCTGACGTGGCGCCAATCCCAAGGTTCGGGTCGTATCCGCCATAAGTCGTGGCATTGTTGCCAGAGAAGTTCACATAATCTGGGTTGACCGCTCCTTTGTCGACCACGGCGCTCGATGTCTCGGGGCTGGACTGGTTGGAGTTGCTTTGAGCGGGGCTCGCCGAATTGCCTGCCGTGCTCTGCGTTGAGGTCAAAATGATCTCACGGCATACGGCGGACACGAACATTGAGTTAGCGGTCTTGTTGTCAGTGCCAGTATCGATGCTTTGCAGCAACATGCTTTTGTAAAGCCGCTTCCCGGTGCTTACCGTAAAGGGCTGCCTGCTCGCTTGCAGGCTAAGCAGCATATTATAGACTTGTCGGACGTGACCGGCTTGTCCTGCCGAACTGTCGGAAAAGCCATAGCGCAGCGATAGAAGTGCGGGCCGCTTGTAGGAATGATCCGAAATCGCCGCGCCTTGCTCAACGGGAAGCTCAGTAATGACAAGATCGTCCCTATGCTGCTCCTCGATACAACAGTCAGGGTTAATGCCGCCAAGGCTGTGGTTCGACTGGCTGATGAAATACAGCGTCGAAATCTGGCTCAGCGCCGATCCAAAAGATTGTAGTCCCGCGCTCATCTCGCTCTCCGCTCCGCTTCCTCTTGAGCCGCCTTCTGTGCCCGGGTCGTGTTCTCGGCTGTCACGGCAATCTGATCGTTCATCAGCGCAATGTCTGTCAGGTCAAGAGTACCATCTTTCAAGCTTTCGTACTTGCATAATCCACGCTCGACGGGGAGCATTAGCCATGAAAGGCCGTCATGAAGTGATACATGGGTATAGCTTGGGCCGGGCGTCGGCTTGAATTCGAGCGATTTGCGCATGAAAAACGGCATGAGGCTATGAAGCACCGTTCGCACCACCAGCGAGACGAGGCGTCCAGCCGTCAAATCCTCGAAAAGGGAGTTTTGATCATCCGCCGAATAGATAGGCTGCCAGCCATCTTCGGTATCTCGCTCGATGCCAGTGAGGCACACGTCAAATAGCTCTGCTAGAGCCTCGGCCTCGATGCCAGCGACCGCCGCAGTTAGTGCCTCCATCTGCCGCCCTGCGGTGACGAAATTCCGCCCCCGGCGAATGTACGTCCGCTCGCGGAAGTCATTCATCACCGGATCGAGAAGGCGCAGCATCTTATGCTGGTCGAATGCGGAGACCTTTACGGCGCGGTATGTCCCTCCACTAAAATCGAATTCGGTCTGTCGCGGGGCCATTGGACCCACCTTAGGCAAGCGACGAGCGCAGGTTCCGCACGAGATCGGAGTTCCGATATCCCGCGACGGTCCCGACATGCTCGGCTGCACGATGCGGATCCGAGACCCCGGAAACCGTCGTGGCGCCTTGCTGAATGGTGATGTTGACGTTGTTCCCGCTGGTAAGCCCGACCGGAGGTGTCGACGGCATCGTGAAGGTCGGGACACCCGGCAGCGCCCCATTGGGGAGGCCCTTCGGGATCACGTCCTTTCCGGTGACAGGTGCGCCCTTCGCCTTTCCAGCGATCTTCGCCATCGCCGCTGCGGTCGTCGCGGTGAAGTTGTCGACGCCCGTTGCGGCGTTGTAGCCCTCGGCTCGCTCATACGTGGACGCTCCTACCGCAGCGTCGTAATCGGTCTTGGCGGCGTTCAGGCGTTTCAGCGCCCGCCCTTCGCTGGAATGCAATTCCTTGAGGACGTGCCCTAGCTGCGCATCGTAATCCGTGTTCCCATCGATGGGGGCCAAGCGGTCCCGGGTGAGCCACTGCGCAATTCCAAAGGCGCCGCTTTTCGGGTTCCTGGAAGCCGGGCCGCCGGCCGCCTCGACCGCCGACCATCGGGCTATGAGGGCTCGCGCACCGATCTCCGAAACGCCGCCCTTCGTCAGCACGTCGATTGCGTGTTGCTGCCGTTCCTGCGTCCACCACCCGCCAACGCCCGGGTTGCCGCCCCCCTTGCCGCCGATCCCGAGGAAGCGCCCGACCGCCCCTGCGCCGCGCTTGATGGCGCCTAGCATCCCTGCGCCGCCAGCCGCGCCCGACCGCTCGTCGTCCTGGTAATTCTGTAGGCCCGGCTTATCCGCGTTCGGGACCGAGGCATCGGCGCCAATGGCCGTCGCGATGGCGCCTCCCGTGACCCCAGCCCCGAGCAACCCGAGCTTGGCGAGGAGACCAGCCCACCCCGTGCCGACGAGGCCGAAGGCGGATAGCAGCTTGGCAACCCACGTCGTCGCCACGAACGTCCCGAGCACGCCTAGCGCGACCTTCATCTTCTCTGTGTTGGCCGTGAACTTCCCCGTCTGCTCGTCCACCTCACCGAAGGCACTCAGCAGAGTGTCGAACCACTTTTTTGCCTCCGGGCTCGTAACGAGCTTCAGGATGGCTTCCGACAATTCGAGGATGACTTGCGCGATGTGGCTTACGATCTGCGCGATCTGGTCCCCGTGTTGGTCGAGGAAATCGATGAACTTTTGAAAGCTGTTGTTCTCTCCCGAGAACAAATTCGAGGCCACCTTTTGGCCGATGATGTTGATGCTCGCGGCGAGACTGCCGAAGGTGCGTTGAAGCGCAGCGCCGTCTGCCGCCGCCTTGTCGGGGTCAAGGCCGGTCTTGCGCAGCTTCTCGTTATACTCAGCGGTGAACTTGTCGAGGCCTTGAATGATGGCTCGACCGGTCTTCTCATCGATCCCGAAATCCTGAAGGTATTGGTCCTGAAGGTATCCCGGCTTGGATCGCAGCGCCTTCCCAAATTCCTGAAACAACTGGTCGGCCGAGCGCTTCACGCCGTTGGCGTCGGTCGTCTTGATCCCGAGGCGTTCCAAGAGGGAGTAGCTGCCGGGCGACTGGCGCAGCGTGCGAGCAAAATTCTCAAGTGAGCTGACACCGGCATCGACGGTGGAGCCCATCTGACTCGCGGCATAGCCGATGGCCTGGATCGACTTGACCGAAGCGCCCGTCCGCTGCGCCGTGAACGCCAGCGTATCCATGCTCTGCGCCATGCGCGCGACTGCGGCGTGGACGCTCAGCGCCGCCGCCTCTACGGCCGCGCCGATGCCGACAGCGGTCTTGGCGAAGCTCTCGACCTTCTTCTGAGTTTCCTTCAGAGCGGCGGCCTGCCGCTTGGACGCGGCCTCCATCGCCTTATCGACATCGGTGACGGCCTTCTCGACCCCCTTAGCGGTCGCCTTAGCCTTGTCGGCGGATCCCGTGTCGACCTTCCAGCCGAGCGAGACGAATAGATCGTCAAGCATTCCGTCCCCACACTCTCACGCTGTAGGTAATCGAGTTTCTAAAACCGCCCGTGTCGATCAAGGGCGTCATCTTTCCAGGGGAACGCCGGTTCTTGCGCCGATGAATTCGGGCGTAGATCGTTCGCTCAGAGAGCGGCGGGTCAATCCCGTCGCTGATATGCTTTTGAATGGCGGATTGAGCCGTGAGTCCAACCTTATGGAGCGTCGCTTCGTAATCACCCGTAGAGCCGCCGGAGAGCAGCTTCTTGCCACCATCCGCGAGCAACTTGGCAATCTTGGCCTCAGCCGTCGCGATGCCCGGCCCTAGCCACGGGCGAGGGGGCATATTGATCTCAGGGGCGCCCGTTTCGAAGATATACCCGAGAGCGGCATATTGGACGGACCTGCCCTCTGCGTCTTGGCCGGTCGCCGCCGCTGGGATCCCGACGAGGACGGACGACCGCTCCAAAACCTTGATGGCTTTGAAGATGTCCTTCTTCTTCGGAACGCGCTGAACTGCCATCGTCGCCTCACTGCGGCACGTACTGGCGAAGGTTCTGCGGGACGTACCCGCGACCGTCAGCCGACAGGCAAGTCATCTCGTTGAACCACGGGCTCCCGGGGCCGCCGTGCGTGTCTCCGAGGCGGTTGAGAACAATCACCTTGTACCGGCCATCGGCATCAATATTGGGCAACTTAGCCTGCGAAAGCTCGCCCGAGATGCTGAGGTCTGGCGAGGCCCTTTGAATGGAGGCGTTGTTGAGCTTGATGACCCGCCCCGGCGCAACGACGGGGTTGAGGAGCGACCGAACAACGATCCCTCCCGGCGTCTGGGTCGGCAATCCGATCAAGCCGGTCTGCGAATTCAAAACGATGTCACCCCCCGGGGCCGTGCCGTTCTGGGGTATGATCGTGAGGGCGTTATTCTGGATCGACCACTCAGTGCCCGTTGCCCTGGCGATGTCGCGCAGAATGTCCCGCGAGTTGCCAAAGAGGACGCGCGGCCCGTTGAGCTTCGTGCTCGGCAAGCCCCCGATGTAGCCCGCGACGACCCCGAATGCCTTCATGGGCTTCATGGCTGCGTCCACCTGATCCCGGTAGGTGGAGCCGGGGGGCAGGGTCGTTTTCGTCACGGCATGGACGTAGGGCTCGTCACCGTCGCCCGCGAAGATGTCCAGTCGCTTGTCGACGGGCGTCTCTTGACCGTACCGGGCGAACTTGACGTTCCCCGTGAAGATCATCCCCGGGTTGCCTTCGTAGCCGGCGGTAAGGCTGATGCGGGTGAACTCCTTATCGATGAACTTGAGCGCGGTCTGCCGAGTCGTGTTGTAGATGTAGATTTCAGCGATGTTGGGTGTCTGCCGGGTCTGCTGCTCAATACGGAAGACCACGCGCAGCGTCGACAGATCAAT